TTGACGTTGATACTAAGACAGAAAAGAAGTTAAACGTTCAGTTAAACAATCCTAGCCTACAAGGAAGTTGGGATTTAGATGAACTGTTGAAACTGTCAGATGATGTATCGTTTGAAGAAATGGGTTTTGATCAGTCAGATATAGATAGCATGTTTGATGGTCAAGTTGCTTTTAGCAATGATGATCCTAATGATTTATCTGATCCGTTATCAGATGATATTGATGACAGTGATAGTAGTTTCGAGCCAAGCTTTCAGAATGCACAAAAAGCAATTTTTGATGGTGTGGGTGATTATGATATTCCTGAAATAAAAGGCGTTGATCATATTGATGACGTTAATTGGATTAGTTTTAACATGCTTAAAACGTATAAAGATGATAAACCGTTTGGAGTGCATCACTTCATAGATGATTACCAGTTTGAACGCGAGTGGTCACACATAGATGTTCAAGTTGAACGTTTAAAGCGTGCTAAGTATGTAACTAGTCCTGATTTCAGCTTATACATGGACTTCCCAAAGGCGCTACAAATTTATAACCATTTTAGGAAACATTGGATAGCTGCGTATTTTGAACAAAACGGTATTCAAGTAATTCCTACCATTGCATGGAGTGATGAGGATAGCTGGGCTTGGTGTTTTGACGGGGAACCGGTAAACAAGCCGGTTGCAATTTCTAGCGTGGGTGTCATGAACAGTGAACAAACAAAAGATGCATTTCTAGCCGGTTATACCAAGATGATTGAAGTTCTTAACCCGTCGCAGATTCTCTATTATGGGGACATGTTACCAGAGCTAGAAGACGATAGCACAATTATTAGATTAGATTCATTTACAACGCAACTAAGAAAGAGGGTAAATAATTAATATGGGTGGTCGTGGTGCAAGTTTAAAGAAAAAGAATAAAAACAATCCTAGTAATAGCAAAAAAGGCAATAAAATTAAAGTAGACAAAAATACTAAAATAGAGCAAGTTGAAGGTGGCATGAGTATTGATACCGCAGACAATCACAATGCTAATCCTAACTACATGGGTGGTAGAAAAGCACTAGCTTTATACAATACTAAAAATAGGGAATTTAACGCACTTAGTACTAAAATTGAGCAGAAGCAAGCTGAGTTTAAGCGTAATCCAAGTCCTGGTGCTAGAAGAGAATTGCAATCGTTAATAAGTCAAAGAAAACAAAAAGCCCAAGAGTTGTTGCAAATGCAATGGACTTCTAGAGGATACTCCGAGAATTGTCAAAGATCAGTTATTGCATATGAATTAAGAAGACGTGGCTACAAAGTAACTGCACAACCAGCACCAACAAAAGGGAAAGATACAGGATATAGACCGGCAATTTTAGCATTTAAAAATCGTGAAAATATCAAATTGCCAAAAACTGTTGCTAAGCGTGGCGATTATATTGATAGTAAGCTTAAATCGAAACTTAAAGCGGGTGAACGTGGCGTTATTACATTCCATTGGCGTGATCCTGATGGTAAAAGAACATATGGTCACACGATTAATGTTGAACGTAAAAAGAATGGTAGTCTACTTTATGTTGATTCACAAATTGGCAAAAAGAGTAAGAAGTTTAACGATTATATCGCTGGGAAAAATGGTATCATTAGACGTAACAGTAATTAGTTTTAGTTAAAGGAGACAGAAAATGGATGTTTTTGATAAGCCCTTAACAGTCGATCAGTGCAAAGAAATTGCAGATAAATTTTGCAAAGATAATGATTTAGAGTTAGGAATTTTTGAAGGCAAAAATATTGATGGTCAAAAAATTGATGGTTATTGTTTTGCTGCCTTCAATCCTGATGATGAAGGTAAATTAGTTGGGTATCCGTTGCATATCATTGTTGATCATTTAAGTGGTGTGGCAATTCCAGTAAGATTTTAAATTTAGAGTAGTTTAACCGCTACTCTTTTTTTGTACCCTAAATTAGTAAAGAAGGTGATCAGTTTGTGGCAAAAGCTAAGTATTCAGAGTGGTTAAAATCTGAAGGCTTGGAAAAATTGACAATGTGGGCACGTGATGGGCTTACAAATGATCAAATTGCTGAAAAAATGGGCATATCACGGTCAACACTGCAAGACTGGTGCAATAAGTATCCGGACATATCGGACGCATTAAAAAAGGGTAAGGACGTCGTAGACGCAAAAGTTGAAGACTCTTTAATAAAAACAATTAATGGTTATAAAACAGAAACCCTTGTATACCGCAATGTTAAGAAGTCGGAACTAAAATTAAAGGCTGACAGAACCGTATATATGAACCAGTACAAACTTGATCATCCGGACGCGACAAAAGAAGAAGTCCAGATAGCGACTTTAAATGGCGTATCAGAGTATGAAGAAATTCTAGCAACTAGAACCGTTCATGAAGTCGGACCTAATCCAACTGCTATTATGTTCTGGTTGAAGGCTAGAAGACCGGACATTTACCGTGATCAGTCATTTGCACGGCTTAACGAAGCAAACGCTAAGAAGACCGAAATTGAAGCAAGAATTGCTGAAACGCAGCTTAAACAACTTAAAGAGGCTGATAATCCAAGCAATCAAACAATCATTGTTGATGATGTAGCAAAGATGAAAGAACTGATTAAGAAGGATAAAGATGAAAACAGTACAGATAACCAAACAGATTAACCCGCATTTCTATGATATGTGGCTAACTGATAAGCCCTATATTGTTTGCAAGGGTGGCCGTGGTTCTTTTAAAAGTTCTGTTATCAGTCTTAAACTGGTTACCATGATGATGAACTATATATCAGAAGGTAAAACAGTTAATGTTATCAGTATCAGAGAAAACGCAAACTATTTAAGAGACAGCGTTTATAATCAAATTCTTTGGGCTATTGGGATTTTAAACGTACAAAACGAATTTAGAACAAAAGTAAGCCCGTTACTTATTCAACACGTTCAATCAGGTTCCACTTTTTATTTTTACGGAGCCAATGACCCAATGAAATTGAAGTCTAATATCGTTGGAAATGTTATTGCGATTTGGTTTGAAGAGTTTGCCAACCTTAAAAGCGTTGATGTTTTTGATCAATCAGTTCCTACTTTTATCAGACAGAAGCCGGACTTCATAGACAAGACAAAAATATTTATTAGTTACAACCCACCACGTAACCCTTACAGTTGGGTTAATGAGTGGATAACTGATAGAGAAACTGATCCAGATTACTTTATTGATACTAGTAGTTACTTAGATGATGAACTTGGATTTACGACAGAACAACAATTAAAGCTTATTGAACGTTATAAGCAAACTGATCCGGACTATTACAGGTGGCTTTATCTAGGGGAAGCGGTCGGGCTTGGTACCAACGTTTATAACATGAAGTTGTTTAAGTACGCTGATAAAATTCCTGATGATGAATATCTTATTGATATTTTCTATGGTATGGACATTGGTTTTATGCGGTCCGCAACGGCCTGTGTCGCTTGTGGTTTTACAAATAAATACAACTTGTATTTGTTGGAGACCTGGTATTATGACCCTTCAAAGTATGAATTAAAAAAGAGCCCGGAACAACAGGCAAAAGGCGTTCATGCATTTGTTGAGCATATAACCGATAAATACGGGATGTATCCTAGTAATATGACCCTTGATAGTGCTGATGGTGGTTTATATACGCAATATTGGAATATGTATAATGTGCAATGGTCAAAAGTACGTAAACTAAGTGAAGATGCAATGATTGACCGGGTACAGGACTTATTAGCACAGGGCCGTTTTTACGTTGTGAAGGATCCTAGCAATGATATTTTCATAGAGGAGCACAAAAAATATCGTTGGGATGATCAAACTATAAAGAGTGATCATCCGCACGTTGTAAAAGAGGATGATCACAGTGTTGATGCATTCAAATATTTAGTTTTAGACAATGAACAAGAATTAGGTTTGTCAGTATAGTAAGGCGGTGAAAAAATGACCGTATTAGACAAGATAAAAAGCTTATTTAAAAAAGGTGGTGAACTGATAGGGATGCAACAGGTTAAAAGTTTAAATGCTATCACTGATGATCCTAGAATTAAGGTGCCGGCTAAAGAATACGAAAGAATAGCAAAAGCAAAACGCTACTACCAAGACGAATTGCCAAAAGTTACCTACTATGCAATGGGCAACAAAAAAGAACGTAAAATCAGTTCTATTAACCTTTTAAAAATGGCTAGCCAACGTTTGGCGTCTTTGATTTTTAACGAGCAATGTTCTATCAAGGTTGATGATGATGCATTGCAGCAAATTCTTGATGAAACTTTCAAGAATGAAGACTTCTATACTTCTTTTGAAACTAACCTAGAAAAATGGATTGCGTTAGGTTCGGGAGCTATCCGCCCTTATGTGGAAGATGACCAAATCAAACTAAGTTGGGATGATGCTACAAGTGTTTATCCGCTTAAAGCTAACACAAGCAAGGTAAAAGAGATTGCATTAACTCGTAAAATTCAAAAGGTAGAAAATAACGCGGCGGTTTATTATACGCTAGTTGAATTTCATGAGTGGCTGCCTAAAGTTACAAATGAAGACGGTTCTAGTTACTATCCTTATAGGATCACAAACGAACTTTACAAGTCAAATGATCATGATGCGATTGGTTCAATAGTTCCACTTGATAGTATTCCGGAATTTGAAGGATTGCAACCGCAAACCACTTTACAGAACCTAACAAAACCGCTTTTTGCCTTTTACCGCAATGCCGGCGCTAATAACAAGAATTTCATTTCACCGCTAGGAATGGGCTTATGTGACAACTATTGGAAAACGGTTGATAACGTAAATGAAGTTCATGATGGTTTCGCCTGGGATGTTAAAACCGGTTATAGACGTGTTACAGTTCCTAGAAGTTGGGTTAGACGTGCCGAACAAGTAAATGGGAGACAGATTCCACAGGATCAGCAACTATATTGGGATCCTGATGATGCCGTATTTATTCCGGTAAATTCTCGCAATGATGACAGTTCGGCTTTTAAAGATCTAGCAATTAATATTAGAGTTGATCAATATGCTAGCGCAATGGACTTCTTTTTACACGAATTTGAAAATGAAGTTGGATTGTCACAGGGAACTTTTACCCGCACTTCTAGCGGAGTCCAAACCGCAACAGAAGTTGTAACAAACAACTCTATGACCTATCAAACCAGATCAAGTTACTTAACACAGGTTGAAAAAATGCTTGATCAATTAGTTTATGCTATTGCACAACTCTTACAAATTCCGGACTTGTGGAGCGATAACAAGCCCCGTTGGAGCGGTGATATTAGCAAGTTAACCATTACACCGGATTTTAATGACGGCGTATTTATTGACCAAGACACACAACGTGCACAGGACTTAACAGCCGTTGCAGCCGGCGTGATGCCAAAAGTTGAATTTATCATGCGAAACTATGGCAAAACTCGTGAGGATGCTGAAAAGTGGCTAAAAGAGATTGAGTCAGAACAAGCACCGTTACCACCTGATCAAGAATTAAGCTTGTTCCCGGCCCCGGCTGAAAATACGGCTAACAACGATAATAAAAATGATGAAAGTGATAAAAGTGATGTAAGTGAACCAGATAAGCCAAAACCAACTGATGAATAAAGCCGGCGGTATTGCTGATTACTATGCTGAATTGGAGCAACAATTGTTTTACATTCTAGTTGATGTATTCAAGCAAACCAGACCGCAATTATTAAAGGCTGATGATGACCCACAAAAAATAGTAAGGTGGCGTTTAGAAGCATTAAGCAAGTTAGGCGGATTGACAAAAGACGTTGTTAAACTTATCAGCAAAAATATTGGTATTCCGCAACAACAATTGATAGATCTTATTGAATCGGATGGTTTGAAGGTGGCAAAAGGCTTTAATAAAGAACTTTCAACCGCACTAAAAAAGCCAAACATTGATGTTAGTTTAGCTGAAAGATCTATTATTAACAGCTATGCAAGTCAAATGTTTGTTGGTATCAATAACTATGTTAACCAAACGCTTCTAACTACTAATTATGGCTCCAATACAGTTGCTAAAACGTATCAAAAGGTTATAGATAAGACTGTATTAGATGTTTTAGTTGGAAAAAAGAAGGCTAGCAAGGCTTTAAACTCAATTATTTACCAGTGGCGTGATAATGGTATGAAGTCAGCGCTGATAGATAAAGCCGGTCATGCATGGAGTTTGGAAGGCTACACTAGAACGGTCATTAATTCCACTACTAGCCGTGTCTATAATGATTTACGTGTTCAATCTATGAAAGATTTTGACAGCGTGCTTTGTGTTATGAGTTCTCACGTTGCAGCACGGCCGGCGTGTGCTCCTATTCAAGGCAAAGTTGTTTGCATAGTACCGCACAATGACCCACGTTGTGACAATAATTATCCTAATATCTATGATCACGGTTACGGGGAGCCAGGGGGAACCCAGGGCGTCAATTGTGGTCATACTTTATGGCCTTATATCAAGGGTATAAGCGAAAACCACCAACCGCAATATGACCCAAAAGAAGCCGTTCAAAAGATGCAAGTATTGCAAAAGCAACGATATTTAGAACGAGGCGTACGTGCTAGCAAACGCAAATTAGAATTAGCAAAAAGATTAGGGGATACGGACGGAATTGCTAAATATTCCGCTAGTGTTCGTGGCTACCAGGCTAAATTAAGACAGATTGTAAAAGATCATGATTACTTAGCTAGACAATACGAACGAGAAAAAATAGTTTAAAAATTGACCCGAGCAAGTCGTTAAAAGGCTTATTTTTTATGTCCTGTCGTGGTCGTACCACGTATAAAAAATACGTTAGGAGAGAGAAACAGTGGAAAGAGAATTTTTGGAAAAACAAGGGTTAAATGCCGATCAAATTAAATCAGTTATGGAACAGTTCGGCAAAGATATTAATAGCCTTAAAACTGCCAACGAAACCAAGTTAAACGATTTAAATGGTCAATTAGAGACCTATCAGCAACAAATTTCAGAACGTGATAACCAATTGAAGGATCTATCAAAACTTACTAAGGATAATGAAGAATTATCAAAGAAGTTTGAAGACGCTCAGAAGACTATTACAGATAATGATAAGAAGTTTCAAAGTCAATTGTTGCAGCAACGCAAATCTTTTGCGATTGAACAAGCATTGACTAAGGCCGGCTCATACAATAACAAGGCCTTGATGCCTTTTGTTGATATGGACCGCATTAGTACTGATGACAAGGGGAACTTCTTACATTTAGATGATGTAATTGCTGATGTTCGTGAAGCATTTCCACAAGGATTTAAATCCGCTGAACCAAAACCAGAACCAAAACCAGTGCCAAAAATTGTGCCTACTGGCAATGGCTCAAATGATATTGAGACTGATCCGGCTAAGATGTCATATGAAGAAAGTGTAAAGCTTTACAACGAAAATCCGAGCCGGTGGCGTCAATTATTTAGTAAATAGATAGGAGTTTTATTATATGGAAACAAATACAGCAAACATGTTTGTTCCTGAAGTCTTTAACGCATACGTTTTAAACCAAATGACCAAGACAAACCGCCTAGTTCAATCTGGTATTTTAACGCCTGATACTACCCTAGCCGGTCAATTGACCCAACCGGGAACTACTATTACAGTGCCTTTTATCAATGATTTGGATGATGGTGATCCTGATGTATGGCAAGACACAGCTAATATTACTGTTTCAAACCTAACTAGTGGTAAGCAAATTGCCCAGAAGTTCTACCAAGCAAAAGCATTTGGCTACACTGATCAATCACAACTTATTTCAGGTGCTCCAATATATCAAACTATCGTTAATAGATTTTCTAATTACTGGCTAGCACAAGATAGCAAGATGTTACTTTCAACTTTATCCGGTATTTTTGGCGTTTCAAAGATTCAAAATACCAAGTTGTTTGACGCAACCGCTAAGACACCAACAGAGGCCAATTTTTCTGCAAAAGGCTTTATTGGTGCAAGTGCCTTGATGGGTGATATTGCTGATCAAACTCTTACAGCTATTGCCGTAAACTCAGCAACGTATGCACAAATGAAGGCAAACGGCTTGATTGATACCATTCAACAACAAAACGCAGCAACTCCTTTTGGAACTTATAACGGATTGACTATTGTTGTTGATGATCAAATTCCAGTTGATTTATCAGATAAGAGTAAGCCAACAACCACTTCATACATTTTTGGCCGTGGTTCTGTCGCATACTCACAAACATTGTATGCATCAGCTCAAAAGCGTGAAGAACTTGTTAACGGTGGTCAAACTGATGTGGTTCAAAAGCGTGTTGGTACTATTCATGTTATTGGTACTTCAATTAAGAGCCCAGTTGCTAATGCATCCCTTAAGGATTTTGCTAAGAGTTCAAATTGGGAAGTCGTTGATGGTATTGATCCTAGAACAATTAAAGTCGTTGGCTACAAGTCTACCCTTGATCCTACTTTTGTCGTTGGTGCTGAAACTACTAGCGGTCCTAAAGGTTAAAGGATAACTGATCATGCTGCTAACATATGATGATTATAAAAAGTTCGGCGGTACCCTTGAAGAAAAAAAGTTCTTAGCATTAGAACAAGATGCAGAGGATTTAATCAATCCGCTGATTAACTTTTACTATGAAACTAATTCAATTGACGATGATACCGATTATTATCGTGTTCGATTGGTCAAAAAGGCAGTATATTTACAAGTCCGTTATACCGATGATCTAGGTGCGTCAACGCCTTATGGCATGACAGAAAAAGATATTAAAAGCGTATCTATTGATGGCACTAGTGTTTCAACTGGTTCAAGTGCCACTGATTATGCTGATGGTGGTATTTATAGTTTGTCAATCGACTATCTTTATCAGTCTGGCTTGATGTTTCGAGGTATTCCACATGCTTAAACCACCAAAATCAATGTTTCAGGACACTGTTAAGCTAATTTCTTCAATTGACGACGGAGACACTTCTAATAGCAATTTGGACGTATACGGAGAAAATAAGACAACAACCGAGATAAATATTTCTAATTGTCGCTTTATTCTGCGTACCGTTTACAGTGGTAGCAATAACGACCGTCAAGTTGTATCTAATGCTACTGTTGTGTTTATGAACGGTTATACAGAGCCTTTTTACGATTTTAGCGATAAAAATCAGGGGGATAAGTTGGTTTTTAACGGTAAAGAGTACACGATTACAAGCATTAACCGTGATATAGAACCCTTTACTAGTCAGGTCTATCAATACAAGGTAGGTGTAATCTAATGGGCGTTAAGGTTAAGGTTGATTTAACTCAGCTTAACAAGCGATTTTCGCAAAAAAGATTGAGATTTGCTAAGCTTGCAATGGCTAATGAAGCTTTACAGGCTATGAATAAATATGTGCCCAGTAGTTCAATGGGTCAGAACGAAAGCGGAGCCACTTTACGTGGTATGACTTTTGTTGATGATAGCGGGGACTATATTAATTACAAGGTACCTTATGCACGCGCTCAATTTTACGGTAAAGTTGGACCTTATCCAGGCTATCCAGTAAAGAAGTACACAACGCCTGGTACGTCAAAACGATGGGATTTAAGACTAAAAGGCAACAAAGAAGAATTTAAAGCGGTTGGTGACGCTTTTATAAAAGGTTTAGAGTGGACTGAAAATGCTGATTAATGACCTACAGGAAGCGATAGCTAAGAACATTAACGATCATATTGATTCAGGTTCATTCACGTATTTAAAGGATCATATTTACATAAAATTTATTGATAAAGATGATCTAATTGGATTAGTACCACTACCAGGATCACATATGATTAGTAAGGATTATAGCGGTTTAGAGTTATGGTTATACAACTATGAAGTAACTTTAAAAACTAAATCGCGTGCACTTGCACATAACAGATTGTTCGAGTTATCGCAATTTCTACAACAATTAAATGAGACCCACGACTTACAAAGTAATAATCAGTCGTGGGTTTTTGATTCCATTGAAATACGCGAGCCGGCGGAAGTTCAAGAAGACTTACAAGGTAAAGCGACTTATTCAATGGATTTTAGTATCTATGTTTATAAACAAAAAGGAGTTAAATAATGGCTGAAACAAATCAAACTAAATTTATGCCAGGTACAAAGGCTGATGCAAATGGGTTCCCAGAAAACTTTGTGAACCGTATCTTTGTTGATACTAAGCCTAGTGTTGATGAAACTGGTGATGTTGATCTAGATGATGTTACAACCGGTCAATGGGCTTGGCTTGCAGCAGGAATTACAAGCGTAACACCAAGTGCAAACGAAACTACCACAAACGACGCTTACTATGATGGTGGTGGCTTTACTGAAACCGATGTTACTGGTAAGCAAGTTCAACTTGCAGTATCTGGTAACCGTAAAGTTGGGGATCCAGCACAAGATTATGTATCTGATATGTTTTGGAAATTCTCTAATGCAGTTAAAACCCGTGTTATTTGGATTAACAACGGTCATCCAGTAATCGCAAAGGCTACAATTACGGCGGTTGTTCCCACTGGTGGTAACGCAAACGCTAAGCAAACATTCTCATTTACTATTGCATTTAACGGTCGTCCTAAAGAATTTAACGGACAACTTACAATGGCTGCCACTGCTAAGCCTGCTATCTATACCGCAACTGTAAATACTGAAACACAACCACAAGGCGAAGCAACTTTTGTTGAAGCGGTCGTAAATGATGAAGTTAGTAAAGGCTAGTTCTAGCCCGGTTGTAAAACCCGAAGTAACAAGCCCTAAATCAGAACAAAGTGAAGTAAGTCCAAGTTCTGGTTCAGATGGTGAACATCAATAAAGAGTAAGGGGAAATTTATGAGTTTAATTACATTAGACGATTTTAGTAAATTCGACAATCACAAAGATATTAAAATTCCAGGAATTGAAACTACTTGGAGCATTGTTTTTAACGATGCATTCCGTGCGAAAGCGTCCTATATTGCAAGTAAGGTAGAAAAACTTTATCAAAAACAAACTGATGATAGCTATGATCAAAAATTACTAGCTATGTCAGATTCTAAGCGCCGTGAAGTTATCGAAAAGGATTTAGCAGAATACCGTGATGCATGTGTTAACGGTATTAATGAATTACTTAACGATGGTAAAGCAGGTAACCAAATTTATGATGCATTTGGTCAATCAACCGAAGTTTTAGCTCAAATTATTGGTAAATTAAATGATGAATGCGACAAAGCTTTAAACGTATCAGAACAACAATCACAAGCACGTATGGCTAGATATGATACTGATCGCTAATGTTTAGCTTAACTAAAACGCCACCTACACAATTGGAGTGGCGCGGTAAGATTTATGAAGTTGATTTTGCTTTTGATAATGTATTGCTATTTTTGCAAATGCAGGATGATAGCGAACTAACAGAGTTTGAAAAGTATCAGCAGACCTTAAAACTATTTTTCCACAAAAATAAAAACATCCCTGCTGATCCAGACTTTTATATAAAGTCACTTGAAACTATTTCAAAAGTGATCAACTTTAATCCTTATGGCTCAAATATTGATGGTGAAAGGGGCGTAAATGCTACTAAGCAGTTTGACTATGTCAGAGATGCTGGTGCTATTTACGCCTCTTTTTTAGATCAGTACGGAATTGATTTATTTCAGCAAAAAGGCAAAATGCACTGGCTAGTGTTTAAAGCCCTTTTTGATGGTCTCAATTCTAAAACATACTTTAAACGTATTTTGTCAATCAGGAATGAAGACCCAAACAAGTTTGATGATCCAAATGCTAGAAGCGAGTTGCTTGATGCTCAAAACTATTATGCGGTTGATGGCTCAAAGTCAGATGATGAAAGATCAAAAGATGCGCTTAACAGTACCGGCTTATCGGGCTTGTTTGGTTCGTTTACACAAAAGGAAGGGGGGTAGTATATGGCAGATGGTGTTATTACTATTGACGTTGATTTTCCTTTAAATAAGCTAAAAACTGATATAGCAGCCGTTAATGATTACTTAGCTAAGCTAGGTAAAAATACTGGCGAAAATATGGACGATAGTTTTAAAAATAATGCTGATAAGGTAGTTGATAAGGCTAAAAAGACAAGTAAAGAAGTCAAAAATGAACTTGATAAGCCTGTTAAAACTAAGTTCGAAGCAGATAATAGCGACTTAAAGCGTAAAGCAGATGAAGCTAGAAGAACCACCGAAAGAGTTCCTAAAAATCACAGAACTAAATTCACTGGTGAAGATCACACGGGCGGTATTTTCTCAGCTATTCACAGTCACTTTACAAAAGTTCGTGAAGACGGAGAAAAAACACACTCACTTTTTAGGTCAATTTTCTCAGCTAATATTATTTCAAATGCTGCTATTGGTGCGTTTGGAATGGTCAAAAATGCTATTGGCGGAATGCTTGCAAGCGCTAAGCAGTATGCAGTTGCTCAGCAAACAATGAACGCTACATGGTTGACGCTTACCGGTAATGCTAGCAAGGGTAAAGCAATGGTTAATCAGATTAATGATTTAGCTGCTGCTGCTCAAAATAGTACCGAGATGGTAGACCAACTGTCACAACAATTCTATGCTATCAACAACAACGCTAAGCAGACCGGACAACTTACAAAGGCAGTTTTAACTTTACAAGATGCATTCGGTAAAAGTGATGCAGCCGTTCAAAATTTCGGTATGCAATTCTCTCAGATGATGGCAAACGGTAAAGTTTCAGCAATGGATATGTTGTCTATCGTCAACACATTCCCGAAGTTGAAGCCTATGTTGGTTGAGTATGAAAAAAGAATACATCACTTAAACAAGTTTACTAGTGCAGACCTATCAGAGATGATGCGTAAAGGTAAAGTATCATCACAAGATATGATTAACGTTCTGCTTGAAGCTGGTGAAAAGTATAAGAGTGCAACAGGGAACTTTACAAACACAATTCCTGGTATGCAACGTGTTTTTTCCGCTCAAAGTCAAAGACTGCTACAAGCGATTGAAGGACCTATCACAAAGGCTAAAAATCCTTTTTATGGTGCTTTATCTAAATGGGTATCATCCAGTAAGACGATTAAAGAGTTCGACAAGCTAGGTAAAACATTTTCAACTGGTATGAATGAAGTTATCAGTGCACTGTTTGGCGGTAAAACGGTAAACGTGGCGAAAGTCATGGACAACGCGCTTAATGGTATTACTAATAGCTTATCTAAGATTTTTAGTTGGATCGCTAAAAACGGTAAGGATATTAAACAAATATCTGGTGACCTAGTATCTATTGCAGTTCAAATTGGTAAAAATGTTTGGAAAGATTTTTCTAGTATTTTAATTTCAATCGGGCGTGCGTTTGGACTTGTCGGTAAAAACTCAGACAAGGGAAGCAGTGGCTTACATGCTATTGCAGAGATGCTTGATGCTATTTCAAAAAATAAGCTAGCTATTCAACTTATATCTAAGTCAATTATTGCAATAGCAACTATTAAAGGGCTTGATAGAGTTGGTGGCACATTATTTGGTATTGGCTCAAACCTTTTAAATTTAAGTAGAGGGTTACGTGGTATCAAAGAAGTTGAAGGTATTTCTGAAACTGGTGCTAAGTTCCTTAAAGCCGGTAATGGTATTAGAAAATTTGGATCAATTCTAAAAACCACTTTTAAAACTAGTCTTAAACTTGGTAAAGCAGCTTTTAAAGGTATCGCTTTTGCGTCAAAAGAGATGGGTCGTGCTTTTACACAACAGATTAAGTTGATGGGTAAAGCCGTAAAAAGTCTAGGAAGTGGATTACTTAAAGCAGCAAAAGCAGTAGGTAAAGAAGCCATGAGTGCCGGTCGGTTCATTGGCTCACAGATAACAGCCGGCTACAAAAAATCGCTTAAAATTGGCAAAGGCCTTTTTGGTAAAGGATCTGGTGCCGGCGTTCTAGGCGGTTCCCTTCAATCTATGCGTTCGGCCGGTGGTTTTAGCGGATTGACGACAGCCGGCAAAATTACAACCGGTTTGGCCGGTGTTGGAGTGGCTGCAACGGCCGGAATTGATATTTATAAGGCTATTAAATCCAAAAACAAAAAAGAAAAATATGAAGGTATTGGTAAAGGTATTGGAGTCGGTATCGGTGGCGGTATTGGCTTATGGTTTGGCGGTCCGCTAGGTGCTGCAATTGGTGCTAAAATTGGTGAAACTGTCGGAAAATGGGGCGGTAAAGCCGTTCTTAACTTTCAAAAAGGTTGGAAGTCCAAAAAACCACCTAAAAACTTTTGGAGTATCGAAAATCTAGGATATTCAACGCACACGGCTTTTAATAGCTTTAAAAAAGGCGTTAACAATATCATCAAATGGTTTAAAAAGAACTGGAAGGAAATAGGCCTTTACTTTATCAATCCTATTGCCGGTGCTATTAACTCACTTTACAAACACAATGCAAAGTTTAGAAGTTGGGTAAACGGGCTTGTAAAGACTTTTAAGAAGCTTTGGAGTCCTATAGGCAAATGGTTCGGTAATGTCGGTAAAACGGCCGTAAAGTTGTTTAAATCAGCATATAACGGTATTGCAAAATGGTTTGGCAATATTGTTGGTGGCGTTAAGAAAATTTGGAACCCTATCAGCAGATTTTTTGGCAATGTCGGTAAAAATTCCGTATCAGCCTTTAAAAAAGGTTGGGATGGCATAACACACTGGTTTAGCAATCTAGTAGACGGCATTAAACGCACTTGGGACAACTTTTGGGGTAAAGTCAGCGATACTATCAATGATATTTCACACGGTAAATTCAAAATTGGGCCGTTTCATTTTGCTGAGGGTACTGATTGGCGTAAGCGTTACGGTACATTGGCAATACTTAATGATGGTACTGATAGCCCACAAACAAACAACCGTGAGTCTATTATTCACAATGATGGTACAGTTGAACTTTTGCCAAACGTTCCAAATCTTAGAAGAATTTTATTGCCGGGTGAAGAGGTTATTAATGCTCGTGATACCGCAAAATTATTTGGGGATGTTAAGCATTACGCAAAAGGTACAACAACCGTAACTGTTAATACTGATAAGATTGATCCGGCTATGCTAACCATTAGCAGATCACTTGCTAAAAGCATCAAGATCAGTCAGGACTCTTACAACCTAGCTAAGAAGGAAGCTAAGAGAAAACAGGATAGACAAAAGGAAGTTGAAAATAAAGAGCGTAAAGAAGCTAAGAACAAGCCGTACAAGGTAGAAGGAACCAAAACAAAAGGCAGTGTTCTAGTTGATAAGGGTTTGCTTTACGGTTCAAGGAAAGAAACGGGCGTTGCTACATATGTAAACGAAAAATTGTTTAAACGCTTGATGTCTTACACCAAGGCCAAACCTATCAAGGTTAATCCAAACTCTCGGATTAGATACACACCAATCGAAACAAGGAACGTTGGTAAAAATACAGTACAAGTTGACGCAAAATGGCTTACAGGTGCTAAAAAAGCCACTGGTCACTACGTAACGCTTGATAAAGACGCTTATGCTAAGCTTTTGCAATTTACTAAAAAAGAACGTGAGTACAAATTGCCAAAACACAGTTCCACAAGACGTCGTTCTAATTTAACTAGTTCCCGTTCAAGTAGTCGGAGTTCAAGCGGTTCAAGCGGTTCAAGCTATTCCGGCGGTTCTGTAAGTTCAAGCGTTCATGCTAGTGTAAGTGGTCTAAGTTCTGTTAATACTTTGAGTAAAGCCCTTAAATCAATCAAAAATAAAAAGATTAATGTTACGGCTAAAATTAAAGGCTCAAAGTCGGTTAAATCTTTTGAAAGCAAGATTAACAAATTGGCTAAAAAGAAGCACACTATCTCTATTAGCACTAAGGGAACTAAGAGCATTACAAGCACTACCAAGAAAATCAAGTCACTTAGTTCAAGCATTAAGTCAGCAAACAACGCAGCCAAAAAATACAAGTTTGGCAATCGAATTGCTGATCAAGCAGAACAAGCGGTTAAAGGTTTGAAGGGTAAAGGAAATTTTGCTAAGCAGTTCAAGAAACAATCATCAGACTTCAAAGACACTCTATCAGGGCTAGTTAAGGCTACAAAATCAGACTTTAAAAAAATGTATGATGCACTAGCTAAAACCACTTCAAAAGGTTCTGATAAGATTAGTTCTAAAAACAAATCTTTTGGCCGTGCTTTTAAATCCGACTGGAAAAATTTAGAAAAGAACGTTGATGCGGAATTTTCACACTTTTGGTCAGTCATGCAAAAGACGGCTAGAACTGGTTTGAGTAAAGTTATTGGAGTTCTTAACAGTGCTATCAGATCTATTAACAAAGTTGTTGCGGAGTTTGGCGGTAACAAACAAGCTATTAAACCAGTTAAGTTTGCTAGTGGTACCGGTGCTTTTGCCGGCAATGTCAGACGGCCAATCACACGACCAACCTATGCAATGGTAAATGATGGTAACGACAGCCCACAAACCGGCAATAGAGAAGCTTTATATAGACCTTCGACTGGTGAACTTGGAGTATTTACCGGCCGGAATGTGCCTGTAATGCTAATGCCGGGGGATGAAATTCTTAACGCAACTGAAACACGTGAACTCGGTTTAGTTCATTATGCTAGCGGTACCGGATATTTAAAGAAGTTATATAAAGAAGCACAAGGCTATTACAATCATCCTTCTAAGAGCTTAAAGAAGATGCTTAACTTCAAAAAATCCAAGGGAACAACCGCAATTGATCAGCTAGTAAACGGAGTGTTTGACAAGGCTACAATGCAAGTCAAAGACTGGTGGCAGCAATTGTGGGATATGGTTGAAGATAAAATTGATGATGGTGGCGGTGCTGATGCGACTGGCTTACTTAAAGCCGTTGAAAAATACGGTGAAGGTCATCCTTATGTTTGGGGTGCAACTGGTCCGGATGCTTTCGACTGTTCCGGATTAGTTCAGTATGCATTAGGTAAGTTAGGTATCAAATATGCACACTATTCAGGCTCACAGTATGCGGAGTCTCAAAAAATATCTAGAAGTCAAGCTAAGCCGGGTGACCTTGTATTTTGGGGTTCTGGCGGATCAGAACACGTCGGTGTTTATGCTGGTGGCAATAACTATTTCAGTGCTGAAAGTCCTTCTACTGGTATCAGAATGAATAGCTTAGATAGCGTTACTCACAGACCAGGACCATTATTTGCGAGAGTTCCGGGCTTAAAGCATAAGACTGATGATGAACCTAGTGTTAAGGCTAAAAGCAAGCTACAAAAATCTATCAAACAAACTGTTGGTAAAGGATTTTGGAAGACCATTGATAAAATTGCTGATGAATTTGGGTTCGGTAATATGGGTGGTCATGCTGCAACAATGGGTATGATTGAAGCAGCTGCTAAAAAGATGCATGTTGATTTACCTACTGGTTTTGCTAAGAAGTTAATGCAAGTGATTATGAGTGAGTCCGGCAATAGATCAATCATGCAACAAATTCATGATGTCAATTCCGGCGGTAATGAAGCGCGCGGTGTATTGCAATTTACACCACAAACTTTTAAAGCTTTTGCTATGCCGGGTCACACCAATATTTGGAACCCGTATGATCAATTGCTAGCCTTCTTTAACAACTCAGATTGGCGTAACTCAATCGGCTGGACTACCATTTGGAACCATCAAAAAATGGATTGGTTACATTCTGGTCCACAGGGTCACAGACGTTTTGCACGTGGCGGTATTGTAACAAGCCCAGAAACTATTGAAGTGGCGGAAGCCGGACACCCAGAAAGTATTGTTCCTTGGGATCCTGCACAACGTGGCAGAGCTTATGCGATTATGCAAGCTACGCTTGATAGATTTAAGATGCAAGATGGTAACGCTCAAAAATTCCAAGATCAGCAAACAGGATATATTGATATGTCTAGAATTAATGCTGAAATAAGCGTATTAAGCGATAAGTTCGATCAAGTCCTTATGGCACTAGGCTTAATAACTAGTCAACCAACTACTATTCAAGTTGATAATTACTTAGATAAACGTGTATTAGGACAGGCTTTATATCAAACAGTTAATAAATTAACTCAAAAGAATGTAAGATTGGAGGCACATAGAATAAGTGGCTTTAATTAAAACGCTCAGAACAAGCGATATTGTTTACCATAATCGGTCTAGTACTGATTTTGGTTTAAAGATTTTATTTCCTTTTAACCCACCGGCACCAACACCAAACAAGCAAATGCTAACAATTCCCGGTAAATCGGGCGATTGGGCTGATAACAATCGGAGTTATCAAGCAGCAGAGACGGCCGTTAATGCGGTCATTAGAATACCCAAAAAATATGATGGCAATTGGTGGACTTTAAAGGGTGATATAGAGAATTGGCTTTACGGCAATGAAGATTGGTTAAAGTTCGAACAAGATCCAGATTATTTATATAGGGCTCAAATCGTAACGGCACCAACCTTTACACCCGTTAACCCTGAAAGAATAAATGCTACAATCAACTTTCATTTTCAGCCGTTCAAATTCAAAGAAAAAACAATTCATTACATCCCTATCCCAAAAAGTGGAATTATTTATAATGATGAAACTGTTAATGTTAAGCCAGATTGGCACATCAAGGGAACCGGGAACTTTATGTTGACTGTCAATGGTATGCCGTATGAGTTTGACGATTTGAACGGTGATCTTTATTTGATAGGTGAAGAAGGCAATGCCTATGCAAAAGATCCAAGTGTTATGAGTGATGATAATTATTTGTTGAATACTAACATCAGATTAGCAAACAACACGGCACCCGAACTATTGTGCAATGGCAGCGGTGAAAATTATCTAAGCATTGCAGCGTTAGACGATACATCAAAGTTAGAGTTGTGCGAACTTAAACCGCTATTAAGGAGGTTGATTTAATGTCAGAGGTTCCGGTTCCAGTAGAAGTAGATGATGGTTACACTGTCGGAGACTATGCAGAACAATCAGAGTTTCAAGACGTTATGCAAGCTCCTATCATCCAAGAAAATGCCGTTGATGATAGTTCAACAAACGGTATTTGTGTTCTGTTTGACTTCAAGTCATGTAAAGTAACGTGGCTAGCTAATCAAATTCCTACTTTACAGCTTATCTATCCAAAAGATGGTAAGTTTGTTAGGGAACTTCAAACGCAACGCATTATTATTGGCGATATTAACCGCAGTTTGACGCATCAAAAATTTAGGATCGCAGAAGTAATTCCAACTGATCAAGATATTACTGTTAATGCTACACACATTATAGGTGAGTATCTTATTCATAATCCTATCAAGGGAAGCAACCTACCAAAAACTGATTCAATCTCGCAGCCAAACGTTACTGCAAGTTGGGTTTTAGGGATGATTATTAACAACCTGGTTCGGCCAGTTCCTTCAATCAATATTGATAGTGATGTTATGGATGTTAAGAACGTTAACCTTGATACTTCAAACACTGATGCACTTAATTTAATTATTGATCCAGACCAACAAGGTGACGCACCGGCTAACAGCGTTCTAGCGATTTACGGCGGTGATTTTGTGTTTGATAATACAACTATCTATCACAGAAAAAATGCCGGTAGAGACCGCAATATTTGGGTTAGATACGGGCAGAATATTAAAAGTTATAGCCAAGATAGGTCAATCAATGATACATACGTTGCTATCTATCCTTATGCAACTTACAGCCCAGGCCAAGCTTTGGCTACAAAAAGCAATATTAATTGGTCTGACCTGATTAATAAAACTGATTGGAGTTCTATAGGATCAGTGACCTATAGTGCCGGTGGTAGCGTTGATGTTTATGACTGTCCCGTAGCTGGTCAAACAGCGATTAGAAAACTTACAACCGGCCAAAAGTTGAAGTTGGGACCTATGTTAAATGATGGCACTATGCTTACTTCTATCACTGGTACACAAGTTCAAGTTAACACTATGAATGGTGACGGCTGGTATCCTATAGCGCCTGAGGATGGTGGCGGTTGGATTGAGTCTGCATGGGTCAATTTTAGCAAAAACGGCGATTACTTGATCAATGATGCAACCGGTCATGTAACGGTTGCTGCAAGTGGTACTGATACACCGTTAACCCGTTGGGCGATAAAAGGTACCGCAACTGTTACTTATACACAAGGTAACCAACGCATACATGTTTATTATTCACCTGATCAAGGCCCGGATCATTATAGAGTTACTGTCAATGGCAAACCAGTTACTTATAAAAACGGTGAACGCATTGAGTACGATTACATAGCGGTTGATGAAAACGGGAAGCGCTGGTATAGAATAGGACTGCACGGGTGGTTGTATGGTGATCACTTGTCTATTAATAAAGAGACTGATGTTCAAGCCTACCAGTCAAACGGATATGGCTATGTTAAAAAAACAGCCAAAAAGTATAATATTGACGAAAAAAGCGGTAAAGTCGTTGAAGAAACGAAACACTTATCATTGACCGAGGCTAAAAAGCTTAAAAAGAAAAAATATATTACTGTCGTGCGTGGTACTGGTAAAAATCGAAAAAAGGTTCAAATTCCTAACCCTGATTACTTAAACGGCGGACCAATCAAGCAAAAAGAAGGCTATTACAGCCTTAATTATGGTCAAATCGTTGTTGCTGGTACTGTTTATTACAAGCTATCAAACGGATCATACGTAAAAAAATCAGATATTGACCAAAAGAAGAAAAAAACTCAATTGCCTGAAAGTCCTTCAAAAATTGAGTCAAAAATTGTTTCAACTAAGGGAAAAATTCAAATGTATTCCACGCCCTCTAAAGGTTCGGCTCTTAATTGGTCAATTCCTGTTGGTGAAAGTTTCGATATATCACACACGGCGGAAGGCGCTGATGGTAAAACCTGGTATGAAGTGACCTACAAAGACCACACGGGTTGGATTTTGTCAGATAATACTTCTACCAGTGCTTCAACTGATATGGAACCTACCACATCAGACAACGACAACCCTTATGGTGAAGACGACGAAAAAAACGTTAAAGTAGATGATCAAGTTGTTAGAGTAGAACTTGATGATACTTTTGACAATGTTTTTAACGGCGCTTTATACGCAGAGGGCGTTAATCAGTCAGAGAATGCTCATATCATGAGATTAGATTTATCTGCTTATATCAAGCATGATGATCAAGATCAATCAGGCTTACAAGCTGATGGTACATGGTCAGCAACAGCTGATGATAAACAGCAGTTATATCAAGCAGCAGTTAACGCTATGCAGGAATATAACATTGGCGTGTTCCCAATTACTATGCAAGTTGAATATGCTGATTTGGATGGCACTAAGTCTGATTTACTAGCATTAAGCATGTATGACACGGTTAACGTTGACTTTACGCAGTTTGACAAGGTAGAAAAAGGCCGGGTGTCTGGTACTGTTTGGAATATGGCCGGGGAGTATTCTAGTTATGACAGCGTAACTATTGGGGAACCACCTAAAACCTGGGCACATACTCTTTTAGATCAAGCAAAAGAGACAACAAACCAGATTGTAAGCCGGTCAACCAGTCGAACAAAAGGGCTTTTAAATCAGTATGATCAAGCACTTCAAAAAGAAGGGTCATCAAGGTTAGCAGCAGAACGACAGTTAATGAAACAACTGGGTTTAATTCAAGAAGTTACTGATTCACAAGGTAAAAAAATTGATGCACAAATTGTATCATTAAAAAACTTTGAAAATCGTATGGACAGCATACAAAGTCAAGCACAAGAGATGGTCAGTTGGGTTTACAACGTTGATCAAAAAAATACAATTAAAGCAAGTCCTGATTGGCATGATCCAACAATGCTCACTGCTACAACTAGTGACGGTGGCACAATGGCATTTTCGGCAAACGGACTTGTTTTTTATGATGCTTATGGCCGGGAACGGCCTAGAACTGGTATTACGAGTGATGGTAAAGTTTACGCAGATAGCATTTTAGCCGGTACCATTGAAGCGGTAAATATAAAATCATGTTTGGTTGAGTCAGCATTAACAATTGGTGATGAAACAAATATGAAGATTTATATTGGCGTAGAAAATAGCAATAATATAATTTCTAGTTTAGTTCCTGATGATATTACTTCAAATGTTATTTGGGTGGTATCTAATGGCTATGAAGCAATGTATTCCAGCGGGCAAGTTGCGGTTAGTCAAAAATGGTCGTCAAACGGAGTAGACGGACAAGCTATTAATACTCGCATACATCCTAGTTATATATCAGTTCAGAATGATGCTAACCACGTTTTGACAATGGCCAATTTTTCGAGTCATGAAAAAAATACTATTAAGGATTGGGTTCGAAGCTGGGTTAAATCAACAGCATGGAAGGGATAATAATGAATAATAATGTAAACAAGTTACCATATACATTAGCTGCAAATTTTGGAAATATGGTTGCACAGCTGCAACTTCAAATTGCAAAGTTAGAGACGGATAATGCTACATTGAAACAAGAATTGAGTAGTAAAGATGATCTAATCAAAGAGTTGCAGCATAAAATTACTAATTTAGAAAAGAAGTAGGTGATTAAATGGCTAATGATCAGCTTATTTTGCAGATCAACAAAGTTAGTTCTAGCGTTGATAACCGGCGTTTAAAGTACAATCAAGCAGAACGAGGCAGGGCAATTGATGTTACTGTAATTGATAATGATGGTTCTAGTGCGTATGATTTAACCGGCAAAACTCTTATCTTTACTGAGGATAAGATAGAAAACAAAATTATTGTTGATAGTTCGGACTCATTAGGATCACAATCTGGTAAATTTATTCGTACTGATGAAAACGACAAGGCTGGTAAATTTACATATGTATTTACTGATATTGCTATGCAGCAGAGCGGTGAAGCGTGTTTTGAGTTTGTGACCGACTCCAAACATATTGACGTTTCAAGTTCCTTCTTTATTGATATTCAGGCAACTGGAGCACTAGCACCTGAAAACACTTCTTATGTATCAGATATGGAAGCATTTAAAGCTCATTACAACGCTATTATTAACAATGCTGATGCTCAAATTAAAAGCGTTACTGATAGACTTTCAAATGCGTTGGATAGTGCTATTGCTAGTGGCAATGCTACATTACAGGAAAAAATAAAGAGTTACAGTGATCAGTTTGATCAATATCTAAAAGATTTTGACGCTGCAAAAGCACAAAACTTAGAAGACTTGCAGAACTTAAAAGATAAGATTGCGGAAACTGAAACTGATGCGATTAGCAAGATTGTTGATGGCACTAACCAACAAATTCAGCAAGCAAACGACAAGTTAAACGCTAAGTTATCCGAGTTACAGGATGACTATGACGATTGGAAGGTCCAAACCGTTAAAGATTTCAATGCGACAGTAGACCCAATAAAGCAGAGCATTGATGCAAACAGGCAAAACCTTGATGGCGTTACTAAGTCGGTTAAAGATACCATTGCACAAATGCAAAGTTTGCAAACGGAGCTAAACAAGGTAGACTTTACCAAATTTGCCCAACTGTCAGATTTAACCGGCTATTATACGAAAGATCAGGTTGATGAGTTACTTAAAACGGATGTTAAGTCAGTTACCGTTAATGGCGGAGAGAAATTTACCCCAGATGAGTCAGGAAACCTAGCTTTACCCGTACCTGATCCAGATTTAAGTGACTTTGTTCATAAAAGCGAGCTGGTTCCGAAGGCTGACAAGACTTACGTTGATAGCAAAATTGATGCAATTGATTTTGGCAAGATCAAGTTTCGCATGCAGTATGTAACTGGTGACAACAAGACCGCTGACAGCACGTGGCAAGCTACCAAGAATGCAGACGGCACTTACACGATTGACTTGTATCACGATGACTGGACGGCTCAACGTGTGGTTGATTTGCTTAACCAAATAGGTGGTAAGGCAAATGCCAGTGACGTTAATAGTCTGCAAGACCTGATTAATCAGCAAAATCAAACAATTCAGTCACTCACAACGCGTCTAACTAACGCAGAAAACGAAATTAAGTACATCCAAGACAATTACATTGAAGGTAGACGATTCCCAGCATCACAAGAAGCGCAAGCAGAAGCTTGGGAGAACGAAAAGCCTACAAGACTTGCAATGATTGAAAAGTAGAAAGGAGATAATGATGGAACTAAGTCATTTACTTTTAAACAAGCTCAAATGGTTCAACGTTGCTGACAATGCTGACAAACTCACTGTTAATGGTCGAAGTCTTTATGCGCTACCTTCAAAGATTAAAGTAAATAAGAATGTTGTTACTGATATTATGTCAGTAGAAGGTGGCTATTATTCATATACCTTTAGTAGGGACCAAGTTTTTAACGTAATCGGTGCTTATAAAAGCATCTACCATGACAATGGTAAAAAGAGATATATAGTTAGCTATTCGGGTCCAAGCGGAAATTATATTTTGTCATTTTCTGAAAGCGACTGTACTCCAATCTGGTAACGGATTATAAAAATTGAAAACAACATAGCTTACGGGGCGTTCTCGTGGGCTTTTTTTGAAAGAAAGGAGCCAATTATGGCAGAAGAAACAACAGTAAGTATTGAAG